TTAATGCTTCAGGGAATCTGTTGGTGGGGACTACATCAGCAGGTGCAACAGATGCTAAATTAACTTTAGAAAATGGATTTAGTGATTGCTCTATTTATATAGGTGCAGGTGGAGACTATAACTATATTCGTTCTATAAGAAATGCTAATAATGACCATGACCTAGCAATAGGTAAAAACTATAGTGGTGGTAGTGATGCGGAGCATTTAAGAATTACAAACGAGGGCAATGTTGGAATTGGCACTGATTCACCCGAAAGACCTTTACATATTGCTTCCTCTACACCTTATATTGTTTTTGATGAAACCGACACATCACAAAAGTTTTCAATGGGTTCAGGCGGTGGAAAATTTTTCCTTTATGATGAAACAGATTCTGCTCAAAGGCTTACTGTTGACACATCAGGCAATGTTGGTATTGGGACAGATTCGCCTATTTCTAAATTTCAGGTTAATTCTGCAACATTCCCTCAAGTAAGAATAAACGAAACAACAGGCGGAGGAGAATCAGGTATTAGATTCCGTTCTACGAATGGGGTTAATGTTGATTTTCATGCAGATATTTTTATAGACGGAACGGGAAGCGAAGCAGGAAGAATGGGCTTCCGAGTGCCTTACAATAGTTCTGAAAAAATGACCATACTCTCTAGTGGAAATGTTGGAATTGGAAATACCAGTCCTGCTTCAAAATTAGACTTAAATGGAAGTTTAACATTAAGCGGTGCTGCTAATAACATTAATTTTACAGGCGGTGGCACTAATAAAGTTACATCAAAAACACATTTGGTTTTAGATTTTGATAGTGATAACAACCAGGCAGGCATGAGTTTCAGAATTACGCACAATGGCGGAACTGAACTTTTTAGAATAAATAATGCAGGTAATGTTGGTATCGGCACAAGCTCACCAAGCGAAAAGCTGCATGTTGTAGGAAATGCTGAAATTAGTGGCAATATAGAAACTGGCACATTCTTATCTACAGGAAACGCTACAGTAGAAGGAACATTTACCTCAGAAGGATTATTTACAACAGATAGCAAAGCACAAATAGAGGGCAGTAAAGGCAGTGCAACAGATGCTATAGCTACTATTAAAAACAAAAGCACTACCAACGAAGGTCGTTATTTACAATTCTTGAGTAGTACAGGAACTAATATAGGGCAAATTGGTCACTTAGATCAAACAGAGTCTAATTTCTTTATATCAACTTTTGGTACTGGTCTTAAATTTGAATCCTACATTACTTATAAAGCTGTTTTACCTTGCAATGAAAATGGTGCAGATAGTGACAATGCTATTGATCTTGGAAGTTCATCAGTACGTTTTGATGATGTATATGCTACCAATGGCACTATACAAACTTCAGATAGAAACGAAAAACAAGACATACAAGCCTTAACAGATGCAGAGCAAAGAGTTGCTACAGCATGTAAAGGTTTAATAAGAAGATTTAGATGGCAAGATTCAGTAGTACAAAAAGATGATAATCCTGATTCTGATGAAACAGCTAGGCTACACTTCGGAGTCATAGCCCAAGACTTACAAGATGCGTTTACAGCAGAAGGCCTTGATGCAGGTGATTATGGTATGTTTATATCTAGCACTTGGGAAGATGATAACGGAGTAGAGCAAACTAGGCTCGGAGTAAGGTATAATGAACTCCTAGCTTTCATAATAACAACTTTATAGGAGAATAAGATGGCAAATACATACGAATGGAACTGTAAAACAGTAGACGTGTACCCAGAATACGAAGATCACGAAGACACGGTTTACAATGTCCATTGGAGACTAAACGCAACAAGTAGTGAAACACACGAAGTAGACGGTCAAGAAGCACCATATAAAGCTACTGTTTACGGTACTCAATCATTATCATTAGAAGATATTGGTACAGACTTTTTACCTTTTGATGACTTAACTAATGAAATAGTTACTGGTTGGGTAGAGGCAGTTATGGGTGAAGAGGAAGTAGCTAATTTAAAAACTTCTTTAGACTCTAAGATTACTGAAGAGATAACACCTACTACTGAAACAAAAACTATAGGCGAGTAGATGGAAACACTTTTTCAAGTTGTTATCATAATTGGGATAATATACTTTATAATAAATAAAAAGAAACCAGAATGGATAGATACAATACTATCCAAATTTAAGAAGTAAACATTATGGCAGATACCTACACCACCAATTTAGAACTTAGAAAACCACAAGTAGGAGGCGCTACTAATGAATGGGGTGGCAGATTAAATAATGATTTAGATATCATTGACGGTATTTTTGCTGCTAATGGCTCGGGTACTAGTGTAGGTCTTAATGTTGGTAATAATAAAACCTTAACAGTAACAGGCACATTAACCTCTACTGGTACAGCATCTTTTACAACTATTGATGTAAATGGTGGTGCAATTGATGGATCTCCAATCGGTGCAAATTCAGCATCAACTGGGGCGTTTACTACTTTATCAACAACTGGTTTAGCTACATTAGCTACAGTAGATATAAACGGTGGCGCAATAGACAATACTGCTATTGGTGCTACTACAGCCTCAACAGTTGTAGCAACCACAATAACAGGAACTACTGTTACAGCTAGTGGCAATGTAAATACTACTGGTGGTGAACTACAAATAAATGGTACTAACGTACTAGAAAAAGTATATCCAGTTGGATCTATTTATATCAATGCAACTAGTGCAACCAATCCAGGTACATTACTTGGTTTTGGCACATGGGTAGCTTTTGGAGCTGGTAAGGTTGTAGTCGGTTTAGATTCTACTGATACAGACTTTGACACAGTAGGAGAGACTGGCGGTGCAAAAACACACACATTAACAACTAGCGAAATTCCATCACATACACATGCTTTAAATGCTAGTGATAATCCAGGTGGATCTGGAGCGATTGAGGTTGCTGGTGGTTCACCAACATCAACACAATCAACACAAGCCACAGGTGGCGGAAGCGCGCATAACAACTTACAACCATACATAGTTGCTTATATGTGGAAACGTACAGTATAGGAGCTGACAATGGCCCTATACCCAATCACACCACCCGCAGGAATAGTAAAAAACGGTACTGATTACGCCAACAAAGGACGTTGGGTAGATGGTGATTTAGTACGTTTTGAAAACGGTTATCTTAAACCTATTGGCGGTTGGACAAACTTTGAAAATACTACCCTAGCAGGCACGCCGATAGCCATGTATTCTTATAGAACTAATGACGGAGACAAGGTTCTAGTTGTTGGTACAAGAACAAAAGTTTATGTATTTTATGATGATGCTTGGATAGATATCACACCATCGGGTTTTGTTGGCGATTCTGTCAATACTTCAAATGGCTATGGTACATACGATTATGACGAAGAGAATTATGGAGTTGCAAGATCAGCGTCTACGCTTGCGTTAAAAACAGATCATTTCTCATTTGATAACTGGGGAGAGCATTTAGTATTTTGCTGTTCTAGTGACGGTAAAATATATCAATGGCGACCAGATGCAGGTTCAGGATCTCCAGATACTATAGCTACACAAATAACAAACTCACCAATAGGATGCCAGGCTATTATAGTAACCAATGAAAGACACTTGGTAGCCATTGGTTCATACAGCGATCCTAGGAAAATATCCTGGAGCGATAGAGAAGACAATACCAACTGGACCGCAACAGCAAGAAACACAGCTGGAGACTTACAAATACCTACTGGTGGTAGAGCCTTGTATGCAGTTAAGTGGCAGAACAGCGTTATTATATTTACCGATATTGGTATTAATAAAATGTATTATGCTGGTTCTCCATTTGTATATGGAATACAAGACGCTGGAGTTAATTGCAAGGCTATCTGTCCTAGAGGCATAGTTGCTTCTGGTGACTTCATATCATGGATTGGCGAGAACTCATTTTTTACATACTCAGGTACTGTAAAAGAACTAAAATCAAATGTGCATGATTTCATTTTTGATAACATACAATCTGGTACACAAGAAAATACTTTTGGTACACATAACGTAGACTTTAATGAGATATGGTGGTTTTTCCCAGTTGGGGATGACTACCAACCAACACCAAACAAATATGTTATCTGGAACTACTTAGATAATGTATGGTCCATAGGATCTATGGATAGAACATGCTGGATTGACCAGGGAGTGTTTGCTAATCCAATAGCATGCGACTCAAACGGTAATGTATACGAGCATGATAAAAGACCATTGTTTGACTCACCAGGCATAGGCAACCAAGTGCCATTTTGTACTAGCGCACCTATAGAGCTAGGTAATGGCGACAGGGTCATACAGGTAAACCAAATTATTCCAGACGAAGAGTCTGCAAACTTGCCAGGCATAACTGTAGGATTTACTGGTGGCTTTACACCTCTAGGATCTCAAACAGATTTCGGTAACTTTACCTTCCAAACAGACGGATATACTGATGCAAGGTTTAGCGCAAGACAGGTACAAATGAAAATTACAGGATCTTTAACAGAAGACTTCCAAGTCGGAGTTATAAGAGTAGACGGCAAACCAAGAGGTAGAAGATGATATCACCAGAAAGTAAAGCCCAATATATACAAAGAGTAACTAATTCTAAACTGACTGTATCTGGAACAACGTCTTTAGAAACAATATATACAGCACCGACTGGTACGGATTTTGATTTTGCCATTGTAGAGTCTATTTTAGTATGTGACCACGGCAACCAACAAACAGACATAGATATATCAATAACTACTGGTGCATCTAACTTTTACATTTTTAAACAACACAATATAACAGCACACGCAACTGACGAATTATTACAAAATGATTTAGTTTTAACGGCTGGACAGGTCCTAAAAATACAAGTAAGCCATGCAAACATTAATGTCATTGCAAGCCTAGTAGAGTATGCAAAAGGCGATTAAAGAAAGCTGGCAAGAGGAGTGGATAAGAACCAAACCTCTTATAGCAAAAGCGGTTAAACATCAAGATGCCTATACAATTGATGACATAGAAGATAAAATAAGAAAAGGAATATTCCTACTTTGGGCTAGCAACAATGCAGCATTTGTAACAGAGTTTGTAGTATTTCCACAGCACACCGCAATGAACTTACTCTTTTGTGGTGGTGACTATAAAGAATTAGAGGCGATGTTGCCACACATAGAAGAGTACGCAAAGAAATGTGGAGTCAAAAGGCTTTACGGTGGTGGCAGAAAAGGATGGACAAGAAAGCTTAAACATCTTGGATTTGTAACAGAACATTTAATTAGAAAAGATTTATGAGTAAAGGAAAAAGCAGAACACAAGAACAAACCACAATGCCAGATTGGCAGATGGACTTATTTAAAGACTATTATCAACAAGCCAAAGACGCAGCTGACATACCATTTCAAGAATATACTAGAGACAGGTTTGCTGGTATGTCCCCAGAAGAACAACAGATGGGTGCTGGTATACAGGGTTTGTTTGGTAGTGCATTTGGTGGATTTGATCCCACAAGACAATTACAGCAATTGGCTGGTCAACAAGCTCCACAAATGGGAGATGTGCAATCTTTATTAGATGTAGATATTGGTGCATATCAATCACCTTACCAACAACAAGTTATAGATCTAACAGAGCAAGACTTTGCTAGACGTAGAGATTTACAACAACAGCAAGCGCAAGATGTAGCAATGCGATCTGGTGCGTTTGGTGGCTCAAGAGGAACTATATACGAGCAAGAAGCATTAAGACCTTTACAAGAACAAGAAGCCAGAACAGTTGCTGGTTTACGACAGTCAGGATTTGAGCAAGCGCAAAGAGCTGCTGAGTCTGACATAGCAAGACAACAACAGATGGCCATGCTCGCCCCCGAGCTGGAGCTAAGAAGCAGACAACAACAAGCTGGACTCCTGGGTGGTTTATTAGGCGGACAAACGCAAGCACTAGGATTACTTGGTGGTTATGGTGGTTTGGCTAGAGGACTAGAGCAACAAGGCAGAGACTTTGACTTCAGCGAGTTTATGAGAGAGCAACAATACCCAGCATATCAATTAGGATTGCTTGGCCAAGGTTTAGGCATGATGCCACAGCTCATGGGAAGAACTGGTACAGAATCTTTCAAAACAGCAAGCCTAGAAGAACTTGGCAACTTTTTGTATGGTGCTGGGGGTTCAGGAGCGTTTGGATCATAACATGGCAATATTAAATTTACCTACATTTAAAGAACAAGAAGTAAAAACTCCAGAAGAAAAATTATTGGAAAGTTTGCAACAAATACAAGTTCAAAGACCTACCGCAGAAGTTCCTAGGTTTACTAGATACGGCAACAGAATGGCAGAGCGTGGTGGCTTTGATGTGTTACCGCAAGAGCAATTGTCTGGGATGACTCAACAGCAAATAGATCAATACGAAGCAGAAAGAAGAAAAGCTAGAGGCGCTGGTATATCTGAAACATTAATGAGAATGGGACAGGCTTTTGCAGGTAAAGATGCTGATGCTGGGATATTACGAAGACAGCAAGCTAAACAACAAGCAGAGATGCAATCTGAGCTAAACGCAGCAATAGATCAAATGAATATTCCAGAAGCACAAAAATCTTTAATAAGATTACTACCTCCACAGCAACAATATGCAGCTCTTTATGGTGGCGAAAAAAGACAAACATATAAACCTGAATTAGAGGCTTTTAAAAATCACACAACCGAAAATATAAATGTTGGTGGCATTATAGTCAAGCCAGGTGAAACAAGATCTTTCAATGTGTCAAATCCAGATATTGCTAATGCTTTGATGAATACTGCTGGATTGGAACAGGCAAGCAAAGGGACTGTTTATACAAGACAAGGCGGATTATACAAAACACCAGACGGAACATATAGAGAACTTTTAATTGGAGATCAACAAGTTTTTAAAGGACTAAAAGGCACTTTGACAACTGAACAATTTTACAACACTTACGCACAAGACGAAATTAGCACAACAACTGCGGGCGAGGGATATAGATATAATTTAGATAAAAAATCTTTCGATAAATTAAACTCAGAGATT